GATCGGGATGAGAGAACAGATAGTTCTCTACGGGATGTTGGAAGTCGAATACGATAATAACCTTCTTCTCAAAGAACCCCATCAGATCCATTCCGAAACAGGGTAGATTCTCACCCGTTTTTGGATAGATGATGTTGTTGTATATGGAGGATTTCTCGTTCCAAATATCGACCTCCCGTGATTTGGCGATGTACTCGTTATTGTAGACCTTGGCACGGAGGGAGGTGCCTTTGCCCTCCCAGTCTGCCCAGTCACAGATGTTCTCAAGGTCAGGGAAGGTTTCCCACAGTACCTTCTTCCAGTTTTTCCACAGGTCCATTGTTTTCTCCAAAATTTACGTCAGCGTCAACCTTGTCATACAGTTCCATAAAGGATTGTTTGGTTTCATCATCAAAGCGATTCAAACAAACTTGAATTGCTTTTGCTTTGTCACTAAAGATACTGTAAGCACGAATGATATGAACCAGACGACGGGTAGAAATAATTTCTTCCACACCACCATCATAAAAGGTCTTGCGGATAATGTCTGCCCAATCACAGAGACGCTTACAGAAATCCCGATTCTCAACTCCCAAGTCCAAGGAAATACCCTCAAGAATCTTTTGTTCAATTGCGGGAGTCGGATACTCCTGTTCGAAGGTTACGGGGAAACGTTCTAGGAAGGCTTCGTTGAGCACGTTAGTTCCAATGAATCGGCCGTCGTCGGAACCTTTGCCTTTAGTATTTGCGGTTGCGAATACGTTGAAACCGTTTGCTGGAGCAATCCACTTACCAATCTTCTTAAGGAAGACACCCTTACCTTCTAGAATGGATTGGAGACAGAGAATTTTGTTGGAAGCAAGGTCGATCTCATCAAGGAGAAGGATTGCTCCACGTTCTAGAGCTTCAATTACTGGACCATTGTGCCATACGGTTTCGCCATTTACAAGACGGAAACCACCAATAAGATCATCCTCATCAGTCTCAATAGTAATGTTTACGCGGATAAGTTCCCGACCCAACTGAGCACAGGCCTGTTCAACCGAGAACGTTTTACCATTACCCGAAAGACCCGTAATGAACGTAGGATAGAACAATCGCGACTGAATAATCTTGCGTAGATCGTTGAAATTACCAAACTTGACGAAGGTATCATCTTTTTGTGGGATGAGATTTTGCTCAATAGGAGGAACAACTGCAGGTGCGGCTGCTGCAGTTTCAAGTTGTTGACGTGCTTCTTGAACAGTCAGGTTCCATTTGCCGCGACCTGTCTTGTAGTTATCCAGTTTATTAGTCACCGTGGGATAAGAAATACCAGTCGAAGCGCAGTATGCACGAACATCTGCAGCCGAGATAGTATTTCCGTAAAGATCACGGAGAGAATTGATCAGGGAGTCTGCGTTCACGCGGGCGGTCATTTGTAACCTCATTGGTATGTATACATTATAATGCGTAAAACCCCCTAGGCAATGGGGGTTTGTGCCAGTTTCAAGACTGATTACGCAATCAGTTGGACGAATTCACCGAGAACTTTTTTGTTCATCTTCTTACTAGAGAGAGACTTCTTGAAAGCAGATCGGATCTGAGCTTTAGTTGCATCTTCTTTCACTTCAAACTCAGAGTCATTCGAAAGAGCACTGCTGGATAGTCCAAAGTATGCATGATATCCAACATCAGAAAGAACAAAAGACTTATTCTTCCTATAGGTTTCAATGATTTTATCAGAAACTGAAGTGTTGTGATCGCAGTATCGACGAATAAAACTATTAGCATCACGAGAAGCAAGAAGTCGGATACCAATAAAATTAGTATTGGGGAACCTGCTTCGCACTTGATTCAAAATAGATTCAGTAACACCTTGAAAATCCGATTTAATCTTAATGATAACTCCCGATTTCCTATCTCGAACGTAGTGCCAACCACCGTGACAGCTACGGACACCGATGTAAGACTCCTCTTGATTATTACGGCAGGGAATTTCTTTATTGTATTTGGTAATACAAGCTTCACCATCGGTCAGAATAATAGTCTGTACCTTTTCGACCCCAGTCTTTTTCTTAAACAAAGGAATAATATTGTTCAGAGAAAGAACAGCTTCATTCAAAGGAGTTCCAGACAACCCAAGACGAGCAGGATATTGGAAAGCACAGTGATACCTTTCCCTATGATCCATAGAAGAAGCGAGTCGATATAGATTCTTCATCTGCATCTCAAGAACATTACCCCTGACATTACTAGAAAGAATGTTCATCATACTGAAGGTGGGGTCAATATAAAACTCTCCACACTTTCGTTCGCCAGGATAGTCAAGAGAATCCTCATAGTTCCTATACTTCCACTCATTAGTAAAAGCATAGACATCAAAGGGGATACTCACTTTTCGACAGAACCAGACCAAGTTATAAAGTTGTTTGATGGTATCCAGAAGAACCTCGGACATCGATCCAGACCAATCAAGGACAAAAACAAGTCCATGATTCTTACCGTCGGCTACAGTGGTTACCTTTTTGAACAGGTCTTCATTGTATTTGTAAGTATGGAGTTTAGAACAGTCAAGGACTCCAGTCCGAGATACAGAAGAACGAGCATAAGCACTAGCAGACTTTCTGCACTCAAACTCCTTGACGAGGTATCCGACTTCTCTTTGTGCATTTTTCTTAAATTTTGCGTAACTGGTATCTACATGATCAAAAAGTTTTGCTCCAGATTCACCAAAGAGTTTGACGGCGTTATCATAGTAACTACTGAGACATTCATGAACCTCCACATTTGGAGCGATCACTTTATCGATATCAATATTGGGAATATCGATATACTCTGGATCACGGCGTCCAAGATTCTCTTCTTTGTTCAAATCTTCAATAGAATCTTCTAGATTTCTATCCGTAATCGTATCAAAAGCATCTCCACCAGAAGGATTCTTATTATCTGTACGTGAAGTCTCTCCGTTATTGGATTGTTCAGGCTTTTGATTATTACCGTTATTATCTTCAGACTGATCCGAAGACTCAACCTTATCCGACTCTCCTTGCTCAGAGTTGTTTGATTTGGACTTTTGTTGTTCTGGGGTAGAAGGAACTTCCTGTTCTTCAGCTTGAGTCTTCAGATAATCGTAAACTTCCTGAGAGAGATCTAGAACCTGATCGAAAGATTCACACTTAGAAGCTTTGGTAACATAGATCATTTCCTCATCGGAAAATGGAACACTAACAAAATTACCAATCTTATAGTGGAGATTTACGCGATCAACAAAAGAAAGAAGATCGATCTCTTCATCTTCAATGCCAAAGAAATCTTCTTCAGACAGTTCACTATAACCGTTATAGAAAGTCTTAGAAAGTCCTGCAAACTTTTGCTTCATCTTACGTTCAACTCGAACGTCCTCAAAGATGTTCACAAAGTTCTGAGGAACTTCTGGGTGAGTTTTCTTCCAGTCAATATCTGGCGTAAACAGAGCATGTCCAACCTCATGACCCACCAGAAGGTCGTATACGGTCCCAGAAGCGCGCTCCCAGAGTGGGAGGGTAAGAACCCTGCGATGCACGTCAAACTGCGCCGTAGGGACACTACGGTTCTCGATAGTGAGGTCTTCGGTGGCAAGAAGTTTAGCCAGTTGACCTTTTACTTCGTAGTTGACCATTAGCCTCGTTTCGTATGAACCTAGTATAACTCACAAAGAAGGGGTCAGAACCCCGTACTAGGACACTTTGTCAGGCGTACACCGTACTACTCAAGTACTCAAATGTTGTAGGATATTTCAAGACCTGTTCATTTCGTGACTTGTCGCCACTCAACCAATTATTTTTAATTTGACTATAGTAACTCACATCTAAAGATTTATGTCCCTTAGATGCATTACCCAATGATTGTATAAACCCAGAAGACAAGGGACTATAATCATTTCCAACTAGGATAAATGGATTGCCTCCGTTTGATGATTTATCGGAATAGTTCCTATCTCCAATAGTTGAATCCAAACATCTCTGACAGTTACCAGCGGACCAGTCATACTCAATCTCATTAGTCACATGATACCAGTATTCAGTATCAGATTTCTGAGCGGCAGCATAATGCATATCAATGAAAGTCTTTTGTCCATCCAATTCAACAGAGACTGCATGATTAAACAGTTCCCTATCAAAAGCATTGATTCTATGATTAGAAGAAAAGACTTCAAGAAGTCTAAAAATGTTTTCAATAATAGATGCAAGACCAGTTGCTTCTAATGGTTCAATGAAACCATATGCAAGTCCAACAGAAGCAACATTCTTGACCCATCCCTTCTCTCTCCTTCCAGTTTTGAAGTTCACTACATTTGTAGGAACATCACCATACCTATCAATAAACTCCGCTTGAATTTCTTCTTCACTGGAGAACTTCAAACTATGAACATACCCAACAGATAGACCATCCCAAAGAGGAATCTCCCAGCACCATCCATTATTCATGGTGACATTATTTGTATAATGTTTGAGTTGTTCTTCCTTATTCTCATAAGGAATCTTTGCTGTGAGTACCCTGTTATTAATAAGGGTATCTGAATATGGAATGAAAGGAACTTTCATCTCATCTCCAATCAGCAATGACTTAAATCCAGTACAGTCAACGAAAAGATCTGCATAGTGATCTCCAGTCTGATCACAAGTAATTCTCTCAATACCTTTGGAGTTATGGTGAGAATGGAGATAAGTATCATCGACGAACTCAACTCCATTCTTAAGTCCAACGTCATACAAGATTTTGGACAATAGATGAGTATCAAAATGATAAGCGGTCAATCTTTTAAATTGCCAACCCGTATCTGTCAGTCTATTAAGTTCCGCAAACCTAGAATGATCACTAACAAATCTAGCAAACTGATCTTTCTTTACTTCATCAGGAAAGAGTTCCATCATCACAAAAAAATCTGTGAGATCGTTTCCACTCAAATCACCAAAGGGATAATAGAAGCTTTCACCAGGATCACACCAAGATTCAAATCTAACATTAGACTTATAAGTCGCATTACATTTTGACATCCAATCTTTATCTTCGAGATTAAGAAACTGAAAGATGTCGTTAATTGCTAACTGGGTTGACTCACCAACACCAATGATTCCGATCTTAGAAGAGTAAATACACTTAACTTCAATATCCAAGTTAGAATTTTTTACGTGCTGAGAAAGAACCGCTGCGGTCATAAAACCAGCGGTTCCTCCACCAAGAACACAAATTTTAGATATACTCATACCACTTTACTAAATCCATTTACTTTCTCAAAGGAAATAATATTCTCAAACTTATCAGTTAGTTCCTGAGTGTTATGAGAAATCAAGAAGATATTTGCTCCTTTGATTGCATATCTAATTATCTTAGTAAACTCATCCGTTCCTGTACCATCAAGAGAACTATCAAAAATCTCGTCAAGGATTAACAGATTTGTTGATGCTGAGTTCTTCATCTTAGAAATATCTCTCCAAGTGAATAGAAGAGCAAGGTCAATCCTCATCTTCTCTCCTTCAGAGAAAGACTCATAACTAAAGTTCTCGTGAATAGGAGACTTAACATGTTCTTTAAACTCTTCGTCAAGAGTAAAGTTGATATAGAAATCCATCATCTGTAGATATTTGTTGATGTATTGATTCATCACAGGCAAATATCTTTTAATGATCTTCGACTTCACACCACTATCCTTCATCAAGGAATGTGCAAAATTAAGGTAGGAAATATTCTCAGTATTGGTAGACTTCTGTTTCTCTAAACCTTTAAGGTCACTCTCTAACTTCTTAAGTGTGCTTCTCTCAGCATTTCTGTTTTCAATCTGCGAGGTAATTTCTTGAATTTCAGTTTCCAGGTCTCTGGATTGTCTTTGGTATTCAGTAATCTTTGTATTGTTTGTTGAAATGTCATAATTGAGTGACGTTATCTGCTTAGAGAGCTGCAGAAACTTTGTCTCTTTTTCCTGTTCTTCAGTTATAGAAACCTTAAGTTCTTTGTATGCCGAATTTATTTCTTTTACTTTGGACTCAATCTCTCTAATTCTATTTACACGAAACTCCTCTTCGATTGCCTGATCACAGGTAGGGCAAACCGTATTATCATTAAAAAATTTATGTTCGTTCGTGATAGTTTGTATCTTTTGTTCCAGTTTTGCCTTGATAGAATTCATCTTCTTCAATGAGTCAGAAGAGGAACCGAAAGATTCGAGTTGTGGTTGATACTCTTCCACAATCTTTTTAGAAAGTTCACTATTTTTACTCACGAGTTCGTCAGCAAGATCCAATAGTTCGGAAACTTTTGATTCTTTCGCTGCAATATTCGCCTTACCTTTCTTATCGAGATTGTCAATGAACTGTTTTTGCATGACAATTTTTTCTTCCACCATGTCCCTCTTGATGGAAAGTTCTCTGATAATTTCATTGGCGCTTCTAATTCTCTCTTTGAGGAGAGATCCCATACCAGAGAAGATACGAATATCCAGAAGATCCTCAACAATGTCCCTACGATTAGCAGCAGACAATTGCATAAAGGGAACGAATGTTGCAGACCCCAGGATGACCGTCTGAGTAAAAGACTTATAGTTTAGTTTAAGAATGTTCTCTTCGAGTGACTTCTGTTGATCAGTTGTTGCAGAGGACTGATCTTGAAGTTTGCCGTCGATATGAATTTCAAACCTATTGGGTTTGATTCCACGAACTACTTTATATTGTTTGTTAGAAATATCAAATTCAATCTCAACCAGACAGTCTTTCTCATTAACACTGTTTACAAGTTGAGTCTTACTAATTTTTCTAAATGGTTTGTTATAAAGAACAAACGTAAGAGCATCTAGAATGGTTGACTTTCCAGCACCATTAGTTCCAACGATCAGATTGGTATTCGATTTTGTAATGTCAATCTCAGTGAATACATTTCCAGTAGAAAGGAAATTACGCCATCTAATCTTCTTGAATATAATCATATGGTGGGAACACTATATCGTCAGTAGATATAATCACATACTTGTAATTATACCTGTTACAGGCCTCAATTGCAACCTCATCGTCAATTTCAACGACATTTAAGTTTAAGTAATCATCTGCCTCTAGAAGACCTGCATATCTAGAAGCATCATCTTCGTCCTCAAATAAGTATAGTGCCTTATCTCCATTATCGTCTTCTAATGCGTAAGCTCCTTCACTTTCGCCTTCTTTTCCGTCTAGAGATAAGATATACATACTTATTCCATCTCGCACGCTTCCTGATAAACTTCTCGAAGAAGTTGTTTTACTCTATCCTTCTCCAACTCGAAGTCAGAGTCTTCGATGTATTTATCCAAAAGTGTTAATGTATCTTCGATTTTCTCTCCAGTGAAATCAACCTCAGAGTCATTAACTTCGAGATTCTCAACAATCTTCAGTTCAGCAACATTTGACAGAAGAAGTTTTTCTACGAACTTATCATACTTAAGTTGATCAGACTTCTTACGGACAATCAGTTTAACAATCTTGCCTTCGTAAAGATGTGCCTTGAACAACTGATGTGGAGTATCCTCATAGTAGATCTTATCGAACATCGTATAAGGATTCTCAACGAACTCTAGTTCATAAGTTTCCGTATCAAAGATACTGAATCCCCTCTTATCATTACAGTCATTCCAATACAACTGATAGGGATTGCCTAGGTAATAAATCTGACCATCATTACTACGAGTATGATAGTGCCCAGAGAATACTAGATTGAACTTATCAAAGAAGGACTTATCAATACCACCAGGTTGTGTGTAACCAGGATACAATGCAAATCCATGAATCTCAAGATGACCAAAAGCAATCTTGGACTTTGACTTTTTAATTTTGGTTTCTGTTTCTTCTTGATTGTCTGAACAGATCCAAGGGATCATAAATGCTTTGAATCCATCGATGTCGTGATCACCAGGACTAGAAATAGGAACAATATTGTCGTAGTAATCAAGAAGACAATCGATAGAATTTACTTCATTGGTATTCTTATAGTAAGCATCATGGTTACCAACCAGTTGCCAGACCTTTACATCTAGATCCCTAAACCGATCGTAAACATGTTTCTTTGCCCAATCGAGAGACCAGTAATCAATACTCTTGCGATTATCAAACGCATCTCCCATATGAACGCAATGCTTAATTCCCCTCTCCTCTAGAGTAGGAAAGAAAACATTGTCATAAAATTGTTGAAAGTAATCATGAAAAAACTTACTCCCACGGCGTCCACCATAGTGAGTATCAGTGATAATCGCAATCTTCATTATTGATTCATTTTAGACTGGACTGCATCTTTGATGCCATTATATTCGAATGCATTACCGTAGTCATCATCTACAGTGAAAACTTCATCATAACCAGACTTCTCAATGATCTTGGTTCTGATTTCCATTTGCTTTTTCTCCTTCTGAATACGACGGAGGAAAGCATAGTGAATAATTTGCGTAAAGTAAGCAAATGGATTCGTGGATTTCTCTGGATTGAAGTTGTGAATATATTGTACGCAGTTCTCAATGCCATCACAGATCATGTCCTCTCTGAACATGTAGTTGACAAAGTTTGGTTTGTAAGACAAGTGTGTAGCAATCTTCAGGAAACATTCACCAAGGTAGTTTGTAATCCTTGGTTTTGGTTCACCTGCTGCTTCTGCTGCCTCTACATCTTTTTTGTACTGAACAATTGCATACAAAAATTCTTTATTGTTTACATAGTGTTCAGATCTCTTTCTAGTCTTTCCTGGTGGCATACCATAAGTCCTCGTTATTGTTCCTGTTGGTTACAATACTAACACATAAACAATTTAATTGCAACTTGACACGGCTGTCCAAAGCTCATATAATAACTCTGTCAGAGTTCAAAACAATTACTCTTTAGCTTTGCTTCTATAGATCTTTTCTAAGTAAGCTCTTGCTTCTTTAACAGAAGTTTTGTATCCCATTCTTTCGGACACCTTTCCCTTTTCTGAGGAGGTGCTATTTTTTTGTCTAACAAACTTCATGTAAGAATCAACAACTTCAGACTCTTCCGTTGCTTCTACTACAGTGATGACTTTATCCATAGGAACAATGACGATGCCTTCTTTAGAAAGACATCTGATCCAAGGAATCATTCTCAATCCTTCTACTGAACCAAGAGCAACGGTTTCAATTTCAACAGGATCACTTAGAACCAAAACAGTTCTACCATTTTCTTCTACAGGAAGAATCTCAGCAAAGATCTCTTCGCCAGAAATTAATTTTATTGATCCGT